TCATGTAGCTTTAGCAGTATATCTGCCAAAATATGGCTGGACAACTGCAGAGAATGCAATTTTAAATTGGCTTGTAAAAGGACTTGCAAACAATCCAGAATTATTTACAATAGCCAATAGTGGTTATGATTCCAATTTCCTTATGCTGCTAGATAAAGCTTTGGCTAATAGCTGGTTGGGCACAGGCGAGCTAGCTCAGATTGGAAATGGTGTCTCTGAAAAATTTGGGTCATATGATATCTTATTCCATCCAGACTTTATTGACTTATCTAGTGGTAACCAAGCTGAGTGGCTAAAGTTCCGTTCTACAGTAAAAAAAGAACAAAACTGTAAGTTAATTTTTGCGTATTCTAGTTTATTACAAGCAAGAGCAGAAGATCTCCTTAAAGAAAAGGAAGCAGTTGATGGTCAGGATATAAATAAAATATCTCCTGAAAGAATAAACTTGTTGTTATCAAAAGTAAAAGCCAAAGGTCCTTTAGTAGATATTGCTAAGGCAAAAACTAGATTTTCCAGCTTTACCGGAAAAGATCTTTCAGCTAAGCCGGAAGCAGATGATAAGCTAATTAAAGCTATAGTAGATGCACTTAAAGATATTAAGTCAGTTAGACAAACTTTTACTGTTGCTTATGATGTATTGCCAATCTTAAATGATAAATGCTTAGGTTCATTACAAGACGCTGAGAAAAAAGCATTAATGACTTATCGTGATACACTTGAAGGTGTAACAAGTAAGCAGTTTAATACCGCAAAGGAACTACTAAAACTAGGCAAAATAACTTATTCAGCAAAACAGGTAGATGAGCTACTTTGTGCTATTGCAGCAAAAGACCCATCAGCTAAAATGCCTGCTACTACAGGAAAATCTTAATGTTTTTTATAATAAAAAGCTCTTGCCCAAACAAAGACTTACTAATACATAGGGCAAAGAAAAAAGCCCGCTTACAGCTTATTTTGCATTCATTTGGCCCAAGTGAGCTGTTATTATCAAGATATTTGCAAGAAAATTATGGGATTTCTTTGCGTCAAGCATGTCTAGATATATTGCAAAATACCAGCTATAATCTTAATATGAAGCAAGAAATTATAGTAAAGATCCCAGATCCTACTCTAAATACTATTGCTAAAATTATAACCTATGGTACCGGACGTATTGCCGGTAGCCGAATATTAAAAGATATGTTAAATTTAGAATAAGGAGGTAAAATATGGCTATTCATTATTACGATGATTTAATTGTAACAAAGCTAAGACGTTGGCTGCCTGAAGCATCTCCTTTACATATATTACATCCAGATGAGACTAAAAAGTTTTTTGAGCTAACTGCAGAGGACAACAAAGAAGCTGCATTTCAAATGCCACTTATCGCAGTATCTAGAAAAGACGAACTAGAATTGTTAATGACGGTTAAAAATCCAAAATCCTATGAAGGCATTAGACTAGTGCCTGAAAATCAGAAAAGCGATTTTTCACAGCTAAAAGGTAAAGCATTTCAAGAAGCTATGGCTAACATACCGGAGGGTACATACCACCTGAATGTGATTCCCATACGGCCAGAATACCAGTTGGATATTTATGCAAAAACTGCAGAAGAGTGTGAAGAGTATGTAAGAGAATTTTTATTTAAGTTAATAAATAATCCATTGTTACAGATAGAAATTCCTTATAGAGAATTTAAGATAGAACATACAGCCTATATAAGAATCTTAAGTAATATAGCCAACACTAGCTCGATAAGCGAACGAGTATTCAGTGGTCAATTTACAAGATGGACAATCCAGTTTGAACTTCATGATGCATTCTTATTTAGCATTCCTTATAGAAAGAACTGGAGACTAGACGGTCAAGATCTTGAGCTCTCTAAAACGTCAATACCGATGGAGAGAGAGAGCATATAGATTATGGATTCTATTAAAAAAATATGCTAAATTAATTGAGATTTCAAAGGATTAAAATTTAAACTTGAAATATTAAAACTATTAAAAGGAGAGACAAATCCAAATGCCTAAGATTAATATTAATGAGTATGATCTAACTAAAGCTGGCACTGGTGAATACGAGAACTTTTCTGTTGTCGTGCCTGGTTTTGTCGGTGACACTTATGACGAGAGTGTCTTTGACGAGAACGGTATTTACGAGTGTAGCAGTCAGACCGACTTTGTAAATTATGTAGGTAAGAGAGCTGCTGAGGTAATTACAAGCAAAGTACAAAGAGATGCAGTTGCTCCAACTATTTCCTATATAATTAAGTATAACCCAAACCTTGTTGATGATTCTGCTCCAATCGTTGACGGTAATGGCACACAGTTTAAATCAAGAGAAGCTTTTTTAGCTGCGTATAATGCCTTACTCAAAGGTGAATATGCATGGGCTCCCGCTGCAATCGCAGATGAGTCTACTGAGGAGCCTGAAGATGAACCAGAAGATGAAAATCAGGCATCTACTACTTCTTATGGTATTTACCATTCTATTGCTAATACTACCGGTAGAATTGGTAAGCTTAAGGACACTAACTACATTTATCAGCAGGTAGTTATTAATCTTGATGGCCAGTCTGTTTTAGCACAATACCCTACTGTTGATGGGACTATCCTAGATATTCAGCCTGTAGTTGCAGCAGAATATGATACTTATTATGTCATTGAGACTAATAAGGAAGGTACTAACGGCCTTTGGCTAGAGGATAAAGTTACTCATTATGGTAACCAAATGGCTTACGAGCTACTTGGACTCGGCTATACAGTCTTATTTAAGAGAATGTCAGAAAATAATGCTGACGCTTTCATTAAGTATGTATATGAAGCTTATGATGCTAACAATGCTGAAAACTGCGTCATAAAATATGATATATTTGATAATTGGGACGAGTCTAAAGAAGTTAATTATCTCAAGCCAGAGCATTCTGCAGCTATTAGTGAACTTGCTGACCCTAACTTCTGGGAGTGCTTAAGAGATAAGTCTACTTATGATTTCCGTTATCTTGTTACCGGTCTTCTTACCAACAATGATGGTGCAAACTCTTGTATTCTAAGTATCGCTGATCATAGTGCAGAAGTTCTACTTGATGACGCAAGCATCAAGGATGGACGTGGTGACTGTATCGCTCTTATTGACCTTGACTGTGCAGCATATGAGGATAAAACTCAGTCTCAGGCTATCACACCTCTTGCAAAAGAAGCAGCTAAATGGGCTAGTACCTATGCAGCAGTATTTGCTCCTTATGTAACTTATATCATGCCTGAGGACACTATTTATAATAACAGTACATTCCCAGCATCTTTCCACTATCTCGCTTGTGCAGCAAATTCTGATAACAATAATTATGCTGAGTGGTATGCAAATGCAGGTTATACTCGTGGCGTTTCTAAGTACACTATTCAGACTACTGGCTGTAAGCTTGGTGAAATTGCTGTTCAGTCTCTTGAGCCTAGATTCATGCTTAAGGTTGATAAGGAATTGAAAGTTGATGAGGAAGGTAACGAAGTTACTCCTAAGGAATATATTGATGTTAATACCACTGTTGCTATTAACTTAATCATCAAGATTAAGAGTGCATATTATCTCTGGGGCAACAGAACCGGTAAGAAGCTTGGCACTAGAGGTGCTTCTGATGGCGACCTTGTTGCACAGCACTTCCTAAATATTCGTCAGCTCTGCACTACTATTAAGAAACAGGTTTATACTACCTGCCGTCGTTTAACTTTCGATCCTAACAGCGACAAGCTCTGGACTGATTTCCGTAGCCTACTTACTCCTACCCTAGAAGCTATGAAAGCAGATCAGGGAATTAAAGACTATAAGTTTGTAAAAGATCCAACGGATCGCAAAGCTCTTCTTAAAGCTAGAATTCGTATCGTTCCTATTGAGGCAGTTGAAGACTTTGATATTGGTCTATACCTCGAAGATAGCCTTGAGGGCGCGGTTGTTACTGAGTCCTAATCTTAGAAAGGAGAAACTAACTTATGCCAAATTATATTAATGTTGATAAAGCTCTAGGCTCTTACCATATTGCCACAGAGCTCCAGAATTATGAAGCAGCTAGAACAGCGTTCTTCGTTCTAGACGTTCCTACTGCTCAGTTATCTAACCTACGTAAACCTACTGAGTCTGGTGACGATGATAAAACCGCACTTAAGCTTAACGATGCTAATGCGTCTGATATTTTAAGACTCAATGTTACTAAGACTTCTGTGCCTCAGTTTAGTGTTGAGACTCATGAATACCGTCGTGGTAATGATGTAGTTAAGTTCGCTGGCGTACCTACTTGGGATAGCGGTACCCTTGAAGTTGATGATATCGTCGGAGTTAATACCA